CTGTTTGCGGTGTCGCTGGTGCTGATTTTGGCCGCCGTTCTGCTGGCTCGTCTGGGCTTTGCCGCAGAGGACAGGGAGAGAGCCGCAAAGCGGCGCAAGTACGGCAAGATCAACCGTGCCCACGCCCGCAACCCGGAATACCCGGAGAATCAGGAGCGTGGGGCATGATGACGGCTAAAGAGTACGTTGAGGGCAAAGTCAAATCCTACACGCGGCTTGCCGAACGCTGCAGGCGAGAAGCCGAAGCCTCAGATGACATTGTTGTCCGGGCCGGATACTCCGCACGGGCAAACGTATGGGAGATGTGCGCCGAAGAAATGGACAACGTGCTGGAGATGCTGCAAGAGGAGTCCGGGGAGGTCACGTATGCCTGACACTGTCCACCATGTCATGTGGTACACCGTGTACGATGCAAAAACTGGCAATCTGCTTGCATCCGGCACATCTGATATGTGCGCCCGGCGGCTCGGGTATAAAAGCGCAAACAGTTTTGCATCCTCGGTTTATCATTGCCGCAAGAAAAAGAGAAAGCCGCACAAGTATTCATTTTTTCAAGAAGTCATAAAGCGCGATGAGGTGGACAGTCTGCCGCCGATACGCCGCAAAAAAAGAAGAGCCTGCCCGTGCGCCAACACGGACAAGCCAAAAGGGTGATGAGTTTCGACGCCCATCACCACAAAAATACCACAACGTGCGGCAAACCGCAAGGAGGTAAAACGTGAAAACCTTAATTTTTATCGTTCTGTGCGCAAACCTTGGGTACATCGCCCTTGGCTGGCGGCACAACAGCAGGAGGTGAGCGTATGTGCACGGTACAGATTTATGATGCAGAGCGCCAGTTTGTGAACGAGATCCCGGTGCGCACCACGCTGGAGGGTGTGCAGTACGCGGACGACCTTGCAAAGGAAAGCCCAGCAAGGATTTATGTTGTACTGGACGAACACCGCAACAAGGTATACGCGAGGTGAATGTTTATGCATTGTGATGAAAAAAGCGGATCTGCTTGAACTATGCAAGCAACGTGCCGGAGTGGCAGCTTGGCATCACGCTGGGAGCACTTGCAGACATTGGCGAGGCGGTTTCCACACTTGGAAAAGTGCAGAAAGCGGTTGCCGGTGACCTTGCGTGGACAAAAAACAACCCGGATTGCGTCTATATGGGCACTTTTCCTATTGACAGGCAGCTTGCCTGCAAGAACGCTGCAGAGGCACTCGGCAAGGCACTGTATGCGCTGGAGGTCGTACTCACACAGTCCAGCCTGTTCGGTACCGCAAAAGACCTTGCCATTATGGCAGATGCCGCATACAACGTACAGCACCTGACACTGCAAAGCCGGTGCCGTGTGCACGGATGCCAGGAGGTGGCATACGAACATGGATAATATGGAAATCTACAACAGCGCAAGAAGCGCACCACCGGAAGCCTTGCGGAAAATCGCCGCCGGGCGTCTGAAAGGCAAAAGCGATATCAATCCTATGTGGCGTATCAAGAAGCTGACGGAACTTTTTGGGGCTTCCGGGATTGGATGGAAGTTCGATCCGCCTGTTTTTGAGGAGAAGCAGGGCGCAAACGGTGAGGTGGTAGTGCATTGCTTCACCTGCCTATATATTCGTCAGAGTGATGAGCAGTGGAGCACCCCGATCCCCGGTGTTGGGGGGTTTCTGTTGATCGCAAGGGAGCAAAGCGGGCTGCGCACAGACGATGACGCCTACAAAAAAGCATACACAGACGCCCAGAGCGTGGCGTGCAAGGCACTTGGCGTGGGCGCAGATGTTTACTGGGAGGCAGACCCGACAAAGTACAGCGCGCGGTCAGAGAGCGTACCCGCAGCACCAAAGCGTGACCCGGAAGTACAGGCAGCGCTGGACAACACGCCGATGATCTTAACGTGTGCTTGCTGTGGCAAGCCGATACAAGACGCAATGTATAAAGGCAAGCGCGTCTCCAACACGCATATTGCAAAAACCACAAAAGAAAAGTATGGACGTTTGTTGTGTTGGGACTGTGCCAAGAAGCAACCAAAAGAAGAGAAAGGATTAGAACATGCTTAACGTTGTAGCAATCATGGGTCGCCTTGTGGCAGACCCGGAACTCCGCACCACCCGGCAGGGCACCAACGTGTGCACCTTCCGCATTGCCTGCGAGCGCAGCTATACCCCGAAGGGCCAGCAGCGTCAGGCTGATTTTGTGGATATCGTGGCATGGGGCAAGACCGCCGAATTTATCTGCAAGTTCTTCCAGAAGGGCAGCATGATCGCCATTGACGGCAGCATCCAGACCCGCCAGTATCAGGACAAGAACGGCAACAACCGTACCGCTTTCGAGGTCATGGCCAACAATGTGAGCTTTGCAGGCTCCAAGGCCGCAGACAAGCCCGCTGTGCAGAGTTTCGACCAGCAGACGCAAAGTTACACTCGGCAGGCAAACGCCTCTCACAGCGCACCGCAGGCCGGTTACGCGCAGGGCGAGCCGGACGACTTTGCCGAGATCACAGAAGACGGCGACCTGCCGTTCTGATAACTGGCAAAGCGATGTGCTATCTGACGCTACGGGCGCTCAAAAGGAAGGAGGTGGAGCATGGAAGAGGAAGTAAGGCCAAAGGCTTTGATGATTCCGTTTGACAAGTTCGTCATTCTGGATATCCTCCCGCCGGAACAGTACAAAAACGTTGTCACCCAGATGCGGCAGTATGTGGAGCTGAATCGGGAGCCGGAAGAGCTGCAACCCATCGAACGCATGGCATTTGAAGCACTACGCCCGTTCATGAACGAAAATATTAAAACGTATAAACGCAAAATTGACGCGCAGCACACGAACGGCAGTAAAGGCGGTAGACCGAAAAAGCCAAAAGAACCCAACGAAACCCATGGGTTTTCTGAGAAACCCAACGAAACCCATGGGTTTTCTGAGAAACCCAACGAAACCCATGGGGCACCAAAGTACAAAGTACAAAGTACAAAGTACAAATCTAATACTGACGTATTAGAGAGAGATGGAGACGCTGACGCGTCTACTACCCCCTCCCCAGCAAAATCGAACCGTTTCCATCCGCCGGATGCTGTGGAGGTCAAGGCGTATTTTGCCGAGAAGGGCGGCTCAGATGAGCAGGCGCAGCGGTTCATGGACTTCTACACGTCCAACGGGTGGAAGGTGGGTAAGAACCCCATGAAGAGCTGGAAGGCAGCTGCATCCTGCTGGATCTCGCGGGACAAGGAGCGGCAAAAAGCCCCTGCGTTCCAGCGCAACCCGGTTCGGTACGTTTCCCGCCCGCCGGAGGAAGCCGAGAAGGCCGGGGATTTCATGAGGGACGCACCGGACCGCACCATGAAGTGGCTGGAGAAGCGGAAAAAGGAGGAAGAGAATGCCCCGATACAAAGTGATCCTTGAGTGCAGCGGCCCGGTTGGAGATGCAGCACTCACCTACCGCATGACGGCTTCCAGCCCGCAGGCGGCAGAATTCAGGGCCTGCCAGATGGCGGGCGACCACTACCCGGAGTATACGGATATTCAGGCAAAAAGAATGGAGGTCGAATCCCCATGAAGAACCAGACATGTAAGGACTGCCCGGAGCGGCACACGGCCTGCCACGACACTTGCCCGCGCTTTGCAGAGTGGAGAACGCAGCACAAGGAAGAATTGATCTACACCAACGCCCAGCACGCCGCAGAGCGCATCAACCGCAACGATTTCAACAAAGAGGGATGGATGGGAGGAAAACACCCGCCCAGAAAAAGGAGAAAAGCATGAAAACCGTACAGGATATTATGGCTGAAAATGGCTCATTGGCAAACATTGAGCGTTTTCAGACGATGCAGAAGTGGGAATACAAGCGCAAGGTAGAGCACGCGCAGGAAATGGCCGAGGCATTTTACTACTGGGCAAAAGAGCACGAAAAGGGCGTGCACCTATCCGTGGGCGGTCTGGATTCCATCACGCTACATTACTTCTTGGAGAGCATCGGGCTGCCCGTCACCTGCGTGTCCTGCTCCTCGCTGGAGGGCAAGGGTGTGCAGCAGGTGCACAAGCAGATGGCAGCTGAGATGGAAGCTGAGTACAAAAACTGGATGGGAGATGGAGAAGCGCCGTCCTTCGTATTTCTGAAGCCTCTGAAAAGCAAGGTACAGGTCCTGCAGGAGTTTGGATGGCCTGTGATCAGCAAGGAAAAGGCCTGAAAAATTATGCTGTTGCAAAACCCGACAGAGCAAAACGCAACCGTGCGGCATGCGATCATCACCGGGGAAACCGGCGAATATGGCGGCTGGCAGAAGAACAGCCGCATGAAGCTGCCGCAGAAGTGGCTCGACCTGTTTGGCGGCGCAGACGCGGAGGGCGCAGCGCTTGGGTATCAGGCGGCCCCGTTCAAGGTGTCTGACCGCTGCTGCTACTACCTCAAGGAAAAGCCCTGCAACGACTGGGCACGGGACCACAACAGCGTGCCCTATATGGGCCTTATGGCCAGCGAGGGCGGGCGGCGCGAGAAAAGCCTGAAAATGCACGGATGCAACTACTTCGGCAAGACCACCACCCGCAGCGCGCCTTTTGCTATTTTTGACCGACAGGACATTTTGCAGCTTGCGCTTGATTTGAACGTTCCTATTCCCGCCGAATATGGCGAAATTGCGAAGGACAGGGACGGAAAGTTGTACACCACAAAGGCACAGCGCACCGGCTGCACTATGTGCGGCTTTGGCATCCACGTCGAAGGAAGACCGCATCGTTTTGACATCTTGCGGGAGACCAACCCCAAAGAGTGGGAGTTCTGGATGAAGCACGTTTGCCGCGATGAAAACGGCGAGTGGTACGGATGGGGGCGCGTGCTGGACTATATCGGCATCGGCTGGGAAGACGTGCCGGAGCAGGCCGTGCAGATGCACATTGACGATTTGATTGGAGGAAAGCTATGAAAGCTGTGCTTTTGAGCATTCGGCCTGAATGGTGCGACCTCATCATTCGGGGGCAAAAAACCATTGAGGTACGCAAGACCCGCCCGAAGCTGGAAACGCCGTTCAAGGTGTACATCTACTGCACCGGTGCCGAGACATGGTGGAAGAGATTTCCAAAGACCGGGTTACAGAAGATGGAAGAGTGCGTCATTGGTACATTTGTCTGCGATGAAATCTACAGAATCGACAGGGACTGCGTTGGGTTCAATTTCACGGCCTCGAGTCTGGATTTGCCGGTTTACACCCTGCCGGAAAACAACGACGAAGAACGTAATGCCAAGCGAGAAGAGCTTACCACTTGTCTGACCGATGCAGAGCTTTCCAAATATCTCGGTATTCACCCGGGATACGGCTGGCACATTTCCAACTTAAAAATTTGGAATGAACCCGTAAGACTCAAAGATTTTTGGGGCATGAAGCCTTGCAAGCACGGCGGCGACTGCTGTACTTGCCTGCAATGGGACAACATGAAGGAGGAGTGCTGTGCATCCCGATACATTTCACGCCCTCCGCAAAGCTGGTGTTACATGGAGGACGGTGAATGAAGCTGATCCTCTACGGCGACCCACACACAAAGAAGAATTCCGCACGCATTCTCCGCACACGCTCCGGGACCCCATTCGTGGCCCCCAGCAAGGTTTATGTGGATTATGAGATTGACTGCCTGCGGCAAATCAAAAGGCCGCGCAGCCCTATCTCTGCCCGCGTTAACGTGAGGTGCGTGTACTACATGAAGACCGCCCGCCGGGTCGATCTGGCGAACCTCATCGAGGCCACCACGGACATCCTGGTAAAAGCCCGGGTGCTGGAAGACGACAACAGCAAGATCGTCACCGCCCACGATGGCAGCCGGGTAGAGCTCGACCGAAAAAATCCGAGGGTGGAAATCGAGATTGAAAAAATGGAGGAGTAAAATGTTTGATATGCTATTTGAAGTTGCAAGCACGCTGTTCATGGCAACACTTGCAGGGCTTTTCATCTGGTTTGTTCTTAGCGATGGCAACCCAATTGAATATTTCAAGCGGCGGCTCAACCGAAACAAACCTTGCCTTTGCGACCGGTGCGTATTCTTAAAGCAAAAATTTGGGGCGTCAGAATCCGGATATCACTATATCTGCCAGAGCGGTGACAAAGACGAAGGATACATAAATCCGCCCGAATATTGCCGCGATTTTGAAGAAAGGAGCAACAATGGCTCGCACATGGATACCTGACACCGACACCCAGAAGCCGGAAAGAACCGATTACCGCACCGTTAAGGCGTGGCTGAACCGCTACCGCGAAGCGGAGAAAAGATACTACTTGCTGTCTGACCGGCTGGCCGAAGCACAGGAGGCCACCCGGCACATCACCCAAAGCCTCAGCGCGGCCCCCGGCGGCAGCAAAGATGGCCAGAGCCTTGCCCGGGCGGTGGAACGTAAGGAGGAAGCGGAGCGCCGGGCTTATGAGCAAAGAGCGGTCTGCGACAGGCTGTTCCTCGAGATCAGAAACGCGCTCGCCCAGATCCAGAACGAGAAAGCATACACGGTGCTGTACAAGTACTATCTCGATTGCCTCACGTGGGAAAGGGTCGCAAAAGACATGAATTACTCTCTGCGCATGGTCTATGTCTTGCGGCGCAAAGCAATGGAGGAGCTGAGCCTTTAAGAACATTGCACTGTCATTACATTGCGGTTTCACTATCGCATGGTGTAAAATTGTATCATCGGAAAAGCCAAAAGGCAAACCGATGCATGCAGCCTCCGAAACGTGTCCCTTCTTGGCATTTTCCTCCTTTTCTGCTTGCAGGCACTGGGCTTTGCTCTCTCTTCACGTTTCGCGGGCTGCTTCTATGCGAGATTCCGAAACGGCTCCGCTCAGAGCTGCGCAACTTTGAGCGCATCGGGAAGGTTCGAGGCCTTCCTCTCCGCGCGGTTTGACTCCGCGATCTCGCTCCATATGGCGCATGGACCAGACAACCCGCAAGGCCGCACGTGCAACCTCCCGTGCCGAGAAAAGGCCTTAGAATCCTTGCCAAGGTGTAGCTTTCCTGACAGGATGTGCGCCAATCAACAGCCCTGGCGGAGAACCGGAGCTGTTTTTATATTCCCGTAGCTCAAGTATGGAGCAGCGGTCTCCAAAACCGCAGGATGCAGGTTTAAGTCCTGCCGGGAATGCCATCTGCGTGCCCTGTGAGGGGGCTGCGCAGCACGCGGGGCATCTGACCGCGTAAGTTCCAGATGCAGCGGCGCTCCACCGTTTGACGCCTGTCCAACGCAACTGAATGCGGGGCGCTGCTTATATGCCGTCATAGCTCAACTGGAAGAGCGCCGCCCATTTAAGGCGGGACAACGTTGGTGACACCACGGGAACATCACTGCACAGCCAGCCACTGCGCACATCCGTTCCGTGGGTGCTGGTTCAAATCCAGCTGGCGGCTAGCGTGATTTTAGAGTGTCCGCAGTGGACACTTTTGGAGAGGAGGCATACAAATGTTTGAGCGCTTGAAAGAACTGATTTGCGACATGACAAGGTTTGTGACACGTCTCGGCGCTGGCCTTATCCTCTCGGCCTTACCGATCAGCAACAAAGAAAGCCACTTTGTGCGCTATGCGCGGCGTTTCGGTTTCCGTGCAGACCACACAAAACGCGAGCCTCGGGCAGAGATCGGAGGCCGTGGCTGTATCCAAGGAGCACGGCCTGCTATCCGTGCGGATTAACCGCTGCTGATACAATACGATTAAAAACCAGCTTTTTGCATGATGAGCTCCATGCAGCAAAGCTGGTTTTTCTTATGCCGCTTTAGCTCAGTCTGGCAGAGCACCGGACTTTTAATCCGGGGGTAGCGGGTTCGATTCCTGCAAGCGGCACATTCGATATTTTGACCGTTCGGGTTTCCGGGCGGTTTTTCTTTTGTATGAGTTTAGAGAGGTGGTGGCGGTGGGCGCACGGAGGCTGACAGATAAGCAAAAAAAGAAGATCGTTGCGGACTATGTGCAGCTCCAAAGCTACCGTGCAGCCGCAAAGCTGAATGACGTTTCGGACGCGACCGTTAAGAAAGTCGTAAAGGAAGACCCGGAGAGTGCGCGCTTGTGTGCACAAAAAAAACGGGAAAACTCGAAGGACATGCTTTCTTACATGGAGAGCAAGCAAGGAGAAGCACAAGAGCTTCTCGGGCTGTACCTGAAAGCGATGGCCGACCCGGACAAGATCGCGGAAGCAACACTGCCGCAGCTGTCAACGGCGTTTGGCACCATCGTGGACAAGTTTGCCATGCTGGGAGACCAGAATAGCATAGAAGTCCCGGACGATGGGCTTGTGGAGGCACTGAGCGCCGCCGCTGACCTCAGCCCGCCGGATGACGTGGAGATGCTGCCAGAGGAAGAGGACGAAAATGAGGAAAATTAACGGTTTTCGCTGGAAAGCCCTCAGCCAGCGGCAGAAACAGGTTCTTAGCTGGTGGGCACCGCAGAGCGCATACAGCGGCTACAACGGCATCATTGCCGATGGCGCTATCCGCTCGGGCAAGACCTTTGCCATGAGCTTTTCGTTCGTACAGTGGGCCATGACCTGCTACAGCGGCCAGCAGTTCGCTATGTGCGGCAAGACCATTGCCAGCTTCCGGCGAAACGTGCTTGGCACGCTCAAGCAGCAGCTTGCAGCCCGTGGCTACAATGTCAAGGAGCACCGGGCAGAAAACTGCATGACCGTCAGCAAGGGCGGCAAATCCAACGAGTTTTACTTTTTCGGCGGCAAAGACGAGAGCAGCCAAGACCTGATCCAGGGCATCACGCTGGCTGGGGCATTCTTTGACGAGGTGGCGCTGATGCCGCAGAGCTTTGTCAATCAGGCCACTGCCCGCTGCTCCGTCACCGGGTCAAAATTCTGGTTCAACTGCAACCCGGGCAGCCCACAGCATTGGTTTTATCTCGAGTGGGTGCGGAAATGCCGTTCCCGCAAGATGATGTACCTCCACTTTACGATGGACGACAACTTGTCGCTCTCCGAGGAAATCAAGGCCAGATACCGCAGCCAGTACAGCGGCGTTTTCTACCAGCGCTACATTCTGGGCCTGTGGACGGTGGCAGAGGGACTTGTATATGACATGTTCGACCCCCAAAAACACGTCATTGACGTGCTGCCCGAGCTGTCCCCGAAGAGCGCCTATGTGGCGTGTGACTTTGGCACCCAGAACGCAACGGTCTTTTTGTTGCTCCAGAAGCAGGCAGATGCAGACTGCTGGATCGTCACCCGGGAGTATTACTACAGTGGCCGCGAACAGAAGCGGCAAAAGACCGTGGGCGAGTACGTCGCAGACCTCAAGGCGTGGCTGAACGGACTCAAGCCGGAGAGGATCATCGTTGACCCCTCTGCTCTGCCCCTGATTACGGAACTGCGCAAGAATGGCTTTACCCAGACCCACGCAAACAACGACGTTCTGAGCGGCATTTTGGACGTGCAGACCATGCTGCAGACCGGGCGGCTGAAGATCTGCAAAGACTGCAAGCACACGCTGGAAGAGTTCGGCGTGTACGCTTGGGACCCGGACAAAGACGACACCGTGCTGAAGGTCAACGACCACTGCATGGACGCCATCCGATATTTTGTGCGCACGAAGCGCCTTGTGAAACTGAGGGATTGATTTTGAGCACTGTATACACATTCCAGACCTTTCAGCAGGCGCAGGCCGCCGGGGAACAGCCTGATTTTGTCCGGAGGTTCGTGCAGCAGCACTGCGCTTCTGGCCCTTACAGGATGGCGCTGGACGCTGACCTGTACGACGCTCAGAAAAACCCGGGCGCGGAACGCTTTTCGCAAGCCTACGCCTTTATGCTGAAGCGCCTTTCCAAGAACACCCGGCAGGATGTACCCCGGCCCGATATGGTCAAGAGCAATCTGTTCCGGCGGCTCAACAAACAGCGTGCTACCTACTCCCTGGGCAACGGCGTCACCTTTGCGGATAAGGACGTGGACAAAGGAAAACTGGGGGCTGAATTTGACGAGCAGATCCAGAAAGCCGGATACTTTGCCCTGATCCACGGTGAGAGCTTTGGCTTCTGGAACAACGACCATCTGGTGGTGTTCAAGCTGACCGAGTTTGCGCCCCTGTACGATGAGACCTCCGGCTCTATGCGGGCCGGGGTGCGGTTCTGGCGGCTGAATCCTGACACGGATATGCACTATGTCCTGTACGAAGAGGACGGTTACACCGAGTACACGGAAAGAAGGATCGGCAGCACTATGCAGGAGACGGCCCCGAAGCAGGCATACAAGAGCGTGACCGTCTCCACCCCCGGCGGCGGGCTGGAAAGCGTGGAGGGGGAAAACTACAGCACTCTGCCTGTGGTGCCGCTGTGGGGATCCGACCTGCATCAAAGCACCCTCGTAGGCCTGAAAGCCTACATCGACAACACCGATCTGGTGACGTCCGGCTTCTGCAGCGACTTGCAGGATTGCGCACAGATTTACTGGCTGTGCGAAAACTTCAACGGCATGACCGATGATGAACTGCAGGAGTTCCTTGCGAAGCTGAACCTCTACCACATCGCCGGTGCGGACACCAGCGAGGGCGGCAAGATCACTCCATACACCAGCGAAGTGCCGGTGACTGCCCGGCAGACCCTGCTAGAGCTGCTCCACACCCGGGTCTATGAGGACTTCGGCGGTCTGGATGTGCATTGTGTCAGCGCAAACAGCACCAACGACCATCTGGATGCAGCCTATGAACCCATGAACCAGAACGCAGACGACTTCGAGGCTCAGATCAAACCTTTTGTTCGTCAGATCTGTGCGCTGGCTGGCTTTGGCAGCGCAACGCCGACATTCAACCGGAGCCGGATCGTAAACACCGCAGAGCAGGTCAGCACAGTAATCTCCGAGGCGGCGATCATCGGGCAGGACATGGCCATTGACCTGCTGCCCAACCTGACCCCGGAGCAGAAAGAAAAGGCCAGGGCGTCCCTGATGGCGGAAAGCGCAGCACGAGAAACCGTGGACGAGGACGAGGATGACAACGGTGATGAAGCATGATTTCTGACCGTGACCGCATTTCCACCCGGCAGCTGAACCGCCTGCGCCGACGCATCCTCCGCGTATACGGCACTGCCCGCCGGGAAATGACCGAGCAGCTCACCGAGTTCCTGGGGAAGTACCGAGCGCTGGACGAGCGCAAGCGGGCGCAGCTGGATGCAGGCGAAATCACTGAAGAGGATTACCGCATCTGGCTGCAAAATCAGGTCTTTCAGTCCGATTTGATGCGCCAGAAGCTGGACGGTATCACACAGACCTGCACTACGGCCCAGCAGACGGCCTACAAGCTGGCCCGGGACGAGCAATACAGCATCTTTTCCTTTGGCGCAAACTGGGCTTTCTACGAGCTGGAACAGGCCGCAGGCGTGACGTTCGGGCTGACCCTGTACAATACCGAAGCAGTCAAGCTGCTGCTGAAGGAAAACCCCAAGCTGGTGCCAAACAAGCGCATCAAGAGCAAGAGCAACCGCACCTATGACGCCCGGGTGTTCAACCGCTACGTCATGCAGGGTATCGTGCAGGGCAAGAGCGTCCACGACATCGCCGTGCAGGCCGTCAACGGCATGGCTGATACAGAGATCCACTGGGCCATGAATAACGCCATCACGGCGCTCACAGGCGCTCAGAACGCCGGGGCATTGCAGCAGATGCGCAACGCCAAGGCTCTGGGCATCGAGGTCAAAAAGCGGTGGAACTCCACCCACGACTACCGTACCCGTGAGACCCACCGCCTGCTGGATCAGCAGACCGCCGACCTTGACGAGCCGTTTAAGGTCATGGGCTACGAGATACAGCGCCCCGGGGACCCCAACGCCGCGCCGGAGATGGTTTACCACTGCCGCTGTGTGTTGTCCTCTGCGCTGGGCAAGTACCCCAGGAAGAACGCCGCCCGGCGGGAAAATATCGTCACATACGAAGACACGGGTATGGTGGACGCCAAAGGCAAGCCCATAAAAGTGGCAGTAAAGAAAGCCGTGCCGGTTATGACCTATACCGAGTGGTATAAATCCAAGGGCGGCAAAGAGAAAGAACAAATGTGGTGGGCGGAAGAGAGAAAACGGAGAAAGAAGAACGGAAAATAATGGAAGCAAAAGAAGCAATGGAAAACTGGAACAGCGGAATTTCCGAGCTGTTTTCTATCATATGTAAAAAAGAAGAACCCACAGCGTTGGTTTGCGATGTGGAGCCGTTAATACGAAGATGGAAAGAAAAGGTAGAAAAAGCAAAAAGTACGGCTCTTAAAGATTATGACGTATTGGATTCTTACGAAACGGCGCTTGAAGAACTGGAAAAGTTTGCGGAAGAAAACAAGCTGTAAGCTCAAGAAAAAGTAAGGTTTGGAGGGATGAACTGTGATCTTGCCGATGGAAAACACCGAGAAAATGATTTTTCCGGGCGTGGGCAAGTATGGAATCCCTGAAATCAAGCCGGAAACGGACATCCGCATTGACAAGCTGGAATGGATCCCGGTCAATTATGCGCTGACAGCCAAAGACAAGGCCACAAAAGGCGTGCATTTTTACAAGGACGATTACCAGTTTGAACGGTTCTGGAACAACCCCGACAAATACATTTCCCTTTTGCAGCAGTTCGGCGCGGTATGTTCGCCGGATTTTTCGCTTTACAGCGATATGCCGCTTGCGGTGCAGCTTTTCATGCACTACAAAAAGCACTGGCTGGCTGCATACTGGCAGGCGCACGGCATCCACGTCATTCCAACGCTCTGCTGGTGCGGCGAGCAAAGTTATGACTGGTGCTTTGATGGTGAGCCTAGAAACGCCATCGTGAGCATTTCGAGCCACGGCACGCAATCTGACCCATACGAAGCGGAGTGCTTTGCCAAACACTGCCGCAAAGCGCTGGAAGTGCTGCAACCGAGCGGCATCTTGTGGTATGGCAAATGCCCTGATGAATTTGACTGGAACGTTACCAAAATCAAACCATTTCAATACGAAAGGAGACATTACCGTGAGTAAACGAGGTTCGGGCAGTTCCGCGAGAGCGGGGGGCGGCTATTCAAAAAATGACTATAACGAAGCGAAAGGGGCTGGATTTTCATCTATCGAAAGTAAGCAGATCGCGCAGGCCGTAAATCTTGTAAGAGAAACAGAAACATACAAAACCTATGCTGAGCAAGCAGAACGTGTTCTAAACAACCCAAACTTTGCTGGTGCAAAGAATTACACGTTTGAAGGGTTAAAAAAGTCTTGGGTTACTACAGATGCGATAGAAAATGAAATCAGTCGTGCGGTCACGTTCCACGGCATTGACACTTACCCAAAACCGGAGTTCACATCAAAACAAACAACTTTTGCAAGGAATATTATTCTTAAAGAACTTGGGATAGATAATCCGAAGCGGAACCCTGAAAATGCAGAACGAGAAAGAGCAAAAAAGTATTTTCGGGAGCATTACGACCCAAATCGAGAACAACGAGAAATTACAAGTTCTACATACAAGCGCGCACAAAAGCGACTGCAAAAGAAAGTAGATAGCTGGTTTAAACGATGAAATTTGATTACGACATCAAATTCACCGACAACACCCCGCAGCTCCATGAAGCACTGGATTCATGGACAGAGCGGGTGCTGACCATCTGGGGCATGAAAGTGCAGGACTACGCCCAGCTGCTTGTGCCCACAGGCACGGCAGACAGCACTGGCATTGAGGGCTACGTGGGCGGCGCGCTCAAGCAGAGCCTGACCTACGCCGTAGACCTTGCAAAAAAGACCGTGACCATCGGCAGCAACCTGTTTTACAGCGTCTATGTGGAGCTGGGCACGGGCATCTTTGCCGAGAAAGGCAACGGACGAAAAACGCCGTGGGTCTGGAAGGACTTCAACGGAAAGTGGCACTTTACCCGGGGCATGAAAGCCCGCCCGTTCCTGCGCCCAGCGGTGGAAGATCACATTGACGAGCTGCGGCAGATCGCCGTGGAAGAAGCAGAGAAGGGAGAATGACTATGAGAAAGATTTTTGCAGCAATCACGCTTTTGGCTGTGTTGCTTCTGTGCGGATGCTCTGAGGCTGACAAGGCGAACGCCAACATCTCAAAGCAGGCAGACTATTTCGAGAGCGAGCGCAAGATCACCGTCTACAACGCCCGCACGGATAAGGTCATCATGGAAGCCGAGGGCTATATGTCCATTTCCAACAACTCGGACAACGAGTTGGTCTGCACTGTGAAAATCGGCCCGGACACCTACCGCAAAAATTACATCTACCTCAACAGCTACACCATGTATGTGGTGGAGGACATTACCGGCACCCATACCGACCCGTACCACTACAAACTCTATTTCCACACTGACGTTTTGCCGAGCGTGGAAGTCAAACCGTAAAACCTAATATCTCAGCGGTTGGCGCACAGCGTCAGCCGCTTTTTTATGCCGTTTTCGCTCAATGGCAGAGCTGCTGATTTGTAACCAGCGGACGCGGGTTCGATTCCTGCAAGCGGCACCACACCGGCAGCACGTCCGGCAACCGCCTACAAAACGTAGGCAATTCACAAATCCGATGGCGAGCACGCCAGCCCGAGCATGGGCAGAAAGGACTATCACATGGCACTTGAGAGAAAAGACCTCCGCGCGATTCTGGAGGATGAGACTGTGGACGTCAGCGGCAAGATGAAGAAGATTCTGGACATGCTGCACACCGAGACGGACGCTCTTCAGGACCAGTTGGGCGAAGCAAAGGCCGCAACCGCGAAGGCCGAGAAAGAGCGGGACGAGGCCAACAGCGGCAAGCAGGCCGCAGAAAAGGCTTTGACCGACTACAAGGCCCAGCAGACCCAGAAGGACACCCACGCAGCCAAGGAATCCAAGTTTCGGGAGCTGCTGAAGACCGCCGGGGTGCTGGACAAGTATTCAGACCGCGTTGTGCGGCTGTCCGGCGAGGACATTGACAAGCTGGAGCTGGACGAAAAGGGCAACGTCAAGGACGCCAAGAAGCACGCCGACAGCCTGAAAGCTGATTGGAGCGACTTCGTAGGCACTACGACCACCACCGGCGCAAAGGTGGACACCCCGCCCACCAATGCCGGCTCCAAAATGACCAAAGACCAAATTTTTGCAATCAAGGACGCTGGCGAACGCCAGGCGGCCATTGCAGCAAATGCCGACCTGTTCACAGGCGGCGGAAAGGACTAATACATGGCAGCAAAAGAAAATATCACCATGACCACCGATATCACCGTAGCCGCGCGTGAAATCGACTTTGTGACCCGTTTCCAGCGCAACTGGGACCATCTGCGCACCATTCTGGGCATCATGCGCCCTATCCGGATGCAGCCTGGCACCGTGCTCAAGAGCAAGTATGCACAGGGCACCCTGCAGAGCGGCACCGTGGGCGAGGGCGAAGAGATCCCGTTCAGCAAGTACACCGTCAAGGAGAAGGAGTACGGCAAGATCACCATCGACAAGTACGGCAAGTCTGTCACCCTTGAGGCGATCCAGAATTACGGCTACGATGTCGCCGTGCAGAAGACCGATGATGAGTTCCTGTACGACCTGACCGCTCTGGTAACGGATAAGTTCTACAAGTTCCTGAACACCGGCACACTGAAGGGCACTCCCAAGACCTTCCAGATGGCGCTGGCACATGCCAAGGGCGCGGTCGAGAACAAGTTCAAGACCATGCATCGCACCGTGACCGGCGTTGTTGGCTTTGTCAACGTGATGGACGTGTACGACTATCTGGGCAATGCCAATATCACCGTGCAGAACCAGTTCGGCTTCCAGTATATCAAGGACTTCATGGGTTACAACACCATCTTCCTGCTGTCCGACAGTGAGATTGCGAAGGGAAAGGTTATTGCCACCCCGGTAGACAACATCGTCATGTACTATGTGGATCCTGCGGATAGCGAGTTTGCCCGCGCAGGTCTGGTCTACCGGACCGCAGGCGAGGCAAGCAACCTCATCGGCTTCCACACTCAGGCAAACTACAGCACCGCAACCTCCGAGAGCTACGCCATTATGGGCGTGACCCTGTTTGCTGAGTATCTGGACGGTATCGCTGTCGAGACCATTACCCCGGGTGAATCGGTCTAACCTGCAAGGGGGTGACTTTGCATGACCGTCCCTGAGCTGTGCGCCTACACGCACAATTTCTTTGACCGGGCAGACGACCCCATTGCAGGCGAGTTTGCCTTTGAGCCGGACACCGTGCCCGCCGGGGTGGTGCCGGGGCAGTATTTCCTTGTGTGCGGCTCCATCTTCAATGATGGCGTGCACATGGCCGGAGACGGAGACCTCACCGCCGAGACGTTCAACGGGACGGTGCAGCCCATGCGGGTTCCGCCTGACTTCGTGGCGCTGGCTGAAAAAATCGACGCATACGACAAGGCGCTCCCGGCCGGTGGCGTGTATGTGTCCCAGTCCTTTGCCGGGTGGTCTGGCACGATGGCTACAGGCACGGACGGCCTGCCTGCAGACGGCAAGACCCGCTATAAATCCGAGATCAATCAGTGGAGGAAGATGTGACATGGTCAATCCGTTTGCTGCATCCACCGTAATGCAGAGCTTTACCAAAAAATACCGTTTTCAGACCCGCAGCTATGAACCGGACGGCGTGGGCGGCTTTGTTTCCGGCTGGACGGACGGCCCAGAGTTTGAAGCCGTGGAGCGCCACGACACCACCGTGGAAGCTCAGGTGGCAGAGCAGGCTGACACGGCATCCACCTATACCCTGCTGGTCAACACGGGCGTTCCGCTGGCCTTCCCGGACTACATCAAGCGGGTGAGCGACGGCCAGACCTTCCAGATCACCAGCACGGCAGATGAGGGCAAAGCCCCGCCGGAATCCGGCATGGGACTGCGGGCCGTCAAGTGCAAAAAGGCGGTGCTGCCGTAATGGGGCCGTCTGAGAGCATCAACCGGGCGCTGAACACGTTTTTCAACGGCTTTGGCATCCCGGGCTATCTGGAAGACAACATCCCTCCTGCCGCTTCACTGCCCTACCTGACCTATAAGCCCACCATCCCCGGCGGGTGGAACGGGACGGCATCCTTCCACGCCCGGCTGTGGTACCCAAGCAAGGGCGGCAGGGCCCCCATTCTGCAAACAGAAGATACGATCAGCGAAGCCCTCGAGGACAGCATAACGCTTTCCTGCGAGGGCGGCGCTATTCTTTTGCAAAAAGGCACCCCGTGGGCACAGCCCCTCGACAACCCGCCTGAAGGGTATCTGTGCGAATATCTCAATTTTGAAATCACGCAATTTTGCGAGTAAGGAGCAATATGGCAAGAAAATTTTCCAAAATTTCGCAGGAAGCGTTCAAGTCCATGCAGTTCAATGCCGGAATTGTGGTCAACAAGTTTGACCCGTCCGGCACGACCGAGATTCAGGATGCAGACATCATCACTGCCACCACCGGCGGCATCACTGCGACCTGCAAGGCAAACTTCACGGATCTGGGCGGGGACGTGGACAACGCCCAGAAGAACACCGCAGAGCTGATGCAGATCGAGGACTACGACTGCACGCTGGCCTTTACGGCCCTGAATGCCACAACGGACGTTATCAAGCTGGCACTTGGTGCAGCCGATGTGGCAGAAAAGAAGGTCACGCCCCGCATGACGCTGGATCCGACGGAAAGCACCGGTGACTTTAAGGACATCTGGTGGGTCGGCGACACCATTGACGGTGGCTATGTGGCTGTACGTCTGATGAACGCACTCTCCACCGGCGGTTTGACCCTCAAGACCACCGACAAAGGCAAGGGCAACATTGCGGTCACCCTGACCGGCTGCCCCCGTCTGGGCAGTGACGTGGTGCCCATGGAGTGGTACTACAGCCCCAAGGCCACAGCATAAGGAGGAAATCGTATGAAATTTTTGACAGAGCTGCCCGATGAAGAGTTTCTCCGCCACTGCTGGCAGATCGCCGATGTGGCGGAGGAGGTCTTGGAAAAATCCAAGATCATGGAGCTGCGCAAGGTTCTGCCGGTCCTGACCGGCGAGGAAACGCCGGAGGAGCTGGAACAGAAGAAGAAGGAGCAGGCAAAAAAGAACATCCAGGCTATGGCAAAAAGCTTGCTGTTCGACAATGCCGCTGCCACCGCAAAGCTGCTTCCGCTGCTCTATGAGCCGGACGTGGATGAAAACGGGGTGGTTGAAAACATTGGCCCGTTCAAGAAGATGCGCGCGGTGAAAGAGCTGCTGAACAACGATGATGTGATGGATTTTTTGCTCTGGTGTCTGCCGTTGGTGCTGGCGGGTACAGACGCCTGATTTCTTCCATCAGCCCGGACGCGCTGCGGCTGTTTGGCAGGCCGTACATTTTGCAGCACTGCCTGAACACTTTGCGGCAAGAGCGCATCACGCTTAGCTATCAGGCGTACATGACGGACGCTCTGGCGTACCTTATAGGCGCGGAAGAACGATGGTACGACATGGTGGCCGGGCTTGTGGAAAACCGCCCACAGCCGCCCCAGCCGTCCGCTGATGAAGTGATAGCACGCATTAAAAATGGCTTGAACGGGGGTGATGGAACCTGAAACTTTTTGAATTGAGCGCCACCCTCGGGCTGGACGACAGCGCTTACCGGCAGGGCATCCAGAATGTGCAATCCGAGACGAAAAAAACCGTTTCTTCACTGTCAGGAGAGTACAGCAAGGCCGCAAAGGCCGTAGTGGAGCTGACCAGACGCTACAACGAATCGGTGGGCAAGACCGGCAAAGCGTCCTCTGAGACCAAAAATCTCAAGATCATGCTGGCGCAGGCAGAAGCGCAGCTCAGGGCAACCACGACCGCGCTAAAAGCTGCAAACAACGGCATGGATGGCTTTGCCAGCTCCACGGATAAGGCATCCGGAAAATCTCTGGCCGGTGCTATTGCACAGGGCACGGTCATGGCGAACGTCTTCTCGAAGCTCGGCTCCGCTGCGCTCAGTGCCGCAGAGGGATTCATCTCTTCCGGCATCGAGTACAACGCCCAGATCGAGAAATACACAACCGGCTTTACCAATATGCTGGGCAGCGCGGAAGCTGCCCAGCAGGTCATGAGCCAGATTCAGGAAGACGCGGCAAAAACCCCGTTTGACGTGGCATCCCTGACGCAGGCAAACCAGCTGCTTATCAGCGCAGGCGAAAATGCTGCGTATTCCCGCAAGGTCATCAATGCACTGGGCGATGCAGTTTCCGCAACTGGCGGCGGCAACGCCGAACTATCCCGCATGGCTGCAAACCTGCAGCAGATCGCAAACGTGGGCAAAGCTGCAGCGATAGACATCAAGCAGTTTGCCTATGCGGGCATCAATATCTATCAGATTTTGGCAGACTACACCGGCAAATCGGTGCAGGAAGTCCAGAACATGACCATCAGTTATGACCTGCTGTCTCAGGCTCTTATCGCAGCCAGCGAAGAGGGCGGGCGCTACTACGGTGCCATGGAGACACAGAGCCAGACCATGAATGGGCGCATGTCTACCCTGCAGGACAATGTAAAGCAGCTGGCGGGATTGCTGACCGGCAATTTATCCAGCGGCGTCGGCGTTGTAATCGGCAATCTGAACGACATGCTCGTCGCAGCACAGGAAGCCTACAAAACCGACGGCTGGATTGGTCTTGCGGGCGCAATTACCGGGTTGAGCGGCCCAATTTCGTCCGTCAAATCCTGGTTTGAGGGCTTTGTTTCCAGTGCCTCCACCTGGCTGGACAAGCTGAGCTATAAGCTCAATCGTTTTCTGGGAAAAGCCGCCACAGCAGACTTCGATACTTACGAAGAGTACGCGGATGCAAATAACCGGCAGAGCAACCGTAACAGGTTGCGGCAAAACGCGCTAAAAGGTATCGGAATCAGTAACAAGAGCTGGTCTGAGCGTCAGGCGGAACTTGCTGCAGCAGCCGGAAACGACGGAAGCAGCATCACCACAACCCCAACCGGCACCGAAAAGAAAAAATCCACAGGTAAAAAATCCACCACCGAAACGGTCATTTCGTCCATCTCCAGCACTGCCACGACCACCGCACAGAATGCGCTGGGCACCGTGACCACCAGCATCCAGACCCTTACCGAAAAGGTCAAGGACAGCTCGGGCAAAATCAAAGACCGCATCACCGAGACCACCACCACGACCGGCAAGGAGATGGTGAACGGTGTTGCCACGACCTTTAAGCAGGTCGAGACCAAGGTCAACGGCACGGTCACAAAGGTCACAAAGACCTATGACGACATGTCTAAAACGCTGCTGGGCACCTTTACCAACGTCTCGGAAACCACCTTTAACGGCATCACCACAAAGGTGCAGCAGGCGGTGGAGAAGTACGCGGACGGCAGCGAGCATATCAAGAAGACCGTCACAGAGACCGGCCAGCGCATCGGCGAGAACGGCGCGGAGACCTACGAGAAGATCATCACCTACATCGACGGAATCGAAGATAAGGTGAACGAGACCTCTGCTCTTATCGACAAGAGCGTAAAGGGTACCCAGAGCCGCATTGACCAGCAGCTGAGCGAGGCTTCAGGCCAGTTGGATAAAGGCATTTTCGGGCTGGTAAAGAACACCTTCAAAGACGCCAAAAACGGCGACTGGGCAAGTCTTGGGCTAGATTTTGTCAATCTAATCTGGGGCGAAGTGTCGCAGGGACAGCGTGACGTGATCTCTAAGTGGCTTGCGGACGCGGCGGCCGCGGTCAATGAGGGCTACTTCAGCGGCGGCATCGGCAAGGCGCTGGAAACCATCCAGAGCATCTTCACAAACGGCATTACTGCCGGAGTGGATGGCGCCACTACGTCTGTAAAGGCGTTCTCTGAGATCGTGCAGGGCCTTGCGAGCTCCGGCGGCGTGGGCGGAGCACTAGGCGGCATCGTCCAGAGCTTTTCCGGCATGGCAGGCGGCATCACCTCTGCACTGGGCGGCATCGTGTCCTTTGTGGCAGCGAACCCCGTCCTTGCCCTGATCCTGGGCGTTGGCGCTGTGGGTGCTGCAGCTGGCGGCATCGGGCTTGCGCTGTGGGCCAAAAACAAAAAGAGCAAAGACCCGGTCAATAATTACAAGAGCCCGTTTGACGATGTGGGCGTGTACGACAGCCTGAACGAGTTTTCTACGCGGTCTGCGATGCAGTACCGCGTGATTGGACAGAGCAGCCACGCAGACAAGCAGACCAGCATTCTGGAGCGCATCGAGGAGCTTCTGGACGAGCATTTGCCTGCCATTGGCACCGGTCAGGTGGTCATGGATTCCGGCGAGCTGGTGGGCGTCATTTCGCCCAGAATGGCACAAAATGTTGACGCGCGCATCGGTGTGACCGTGACGAGGAAAGCGAGGGGTGTGTAATGGCAAAATTGCAAGGCGCAAAAATCGGCGATTATCATACCCTCACGGACTGGGGTCTGTACCTCAAAGTGGGCAGCCCGAAGATCAGCAGCGCGGAGGTGGACGAGTACCTGGTACAGGTGCCAGGCTCTGATACGCTGCTCAACCTGACCAGTTCTTTGGACGGCAGGCCACACTACAAAAAGCGCACCATTACCATGGAGCTGCTGTGCAGGGCGCCCAAAAAAACCTGGCCGACCCTTTACAGCCGGATCGCAAACGCCATCCATGGCAAATGGCTTCAATGTAAGTTCGACAATGACCCATCTTTCTACTGGGAGGGCTTGTGGAGCGTGTCCATGACGCGCGACCGGCTTTCCAGTGCGTTCACCATCACAGGCACCTGCAGCCCCTTCAAGCGCAGTGTATACGACGGCTCTGATGACTGGCTGTGGGATGACCTTGTATTTGATACGGCGATTATCCGCAATTATACGAATATCCAGCTCAAAGCCAACAAGGACATCACCGTAACCATCACCGGTGCACCAAGAGCGGCTGGCATCTACTTCAAGCGCAGCGAGGACGCTGCGGACATTGCGGTGTCTCTCAATGGCCTTGAGGTTGGCATCCTTGCAAAGTCTACAGAGTGGCAGTACATTGAGGGCTTGCATATGCCGGATGGCGTTGTAGGTACTCTCATCTTTGCGGCGTCTGCGGATTGCAGCATCAGCATCCGATATCTGGGGGGCAGCTTATGAGCTATAAAGTTTATGCGGGCGTCCAGACAGGCGTTGACGTGTGGAAGACAAAGACCTGCATTTACGACCCAACGGACTACACGGACACAAAAAAGCTCATCAGTCCAACTCTGACACGGGAGGTGAGCAAGGCCGGCAGCTTGGAATTCACCCTGCCGCTTGGCAATGTGGCTCACTCAGCTTTGCAAAAAATGCGCACGACCGTGTCCGTAGAACAAGACGGTGTGCGCATCTGGGAGGGCAGGCCCATGAGCCATGAGCAGGATTTTATGCTGCGTCAAAAAGTCTTTTGCGAGGGAGAACTTGCTTATCTCAACGACAGCTCTGTTGCGCCGTACACGGCCAAAGACGTGACGATCAAGCAATTTCTTGCGTTTCTGCTGGAAAATCATACCGGCATGGTGGACGCATACAAGGCGTTTACCTGTGGAAATGTTGGCTTTCCGAGCACCAGCGTGGTGGTGCCAGAGCTGCATAACTGCGTGATGAAACTGGAACACATTGCGGGTACTCCGGATAGTGACGGCGATTACAGGTATGAATATGGACTTTATACCTCGTCCGGCGTACAGCTTGTAAGCCAATATGAAGTCGGCTACTCAGATGACGACACGGCCCCGGATCCATCTGCGTACAGCTGGACGCTGAATGAAAAGCATGCAGATTCTTCCATAAACGGGTATATCTGGCGCACTGGAAACGGCCTGTTTTCCGTGAGTGTAAATGTGGCCCTGCCCTTGGACGGAGATGGCCAGACGCACGAAGCTACGCAAAGAACGGTTACGCCGGATATCACATGCGCCACGCACTCAAAATCCCTTCCGCCTGAGACGGAATACGATCTCAAAGACACGGTCTCGAAAAATTGGAAAATCGAAAAGAAGGGAGACGGTTATGCCGTCTTGTTCAACGGTGCAGCTTTGCCGGATTCTTCCGTTGTCCGTTACGATTCTGCGCCACGGTACACCTTTGGCGATGGACGAAATTTTGGCGTTACATGGGATGTCATCCAAAATGAGCTTGTGGATGTGTACGGCGGGTATCTGATCGTCCGGCACGAAAACGGGGCCCGGTATCTGGACTACGTCCGGGAAGTGCAGGAGAAAAACGGGCAGCCCATCGCATTCGGCACAAACCTGCTCGACCTGAGCAGCTACGTCAAAGCAGAGGATATTGTCACCCGCGTCATTGCCGTCGGAAAAAAGAAATCCGGCTGGTTTTTGTGGGAGAAAACCAACACCATCACGGCAACCGCTAACGACGCCACCGCGCAAAAGCTGTTTGGCATCATCGCGCGGGTCATTGTGCAGGACGGAACCGAAAACACAACGCAGTCGCTTCTGGATGCCGCAAACGCGGAGCTGTCCAAAAACTTGCGTTATCTCGACGGAATCACGGTAAAGGCTGTGGACCTCAAGGATGCCGGCGTGGATATCGCCCGCCTTGGCTTTGGCAAGATGACACACATCTACTCCAACCCGCACGGGGTGAACACCTGGCTTTTGTGCTCTAAGATTGTGGAGCCTTTGGACGCGCCGGACAAAAAAGAATTCACGCTGGGCATTGATTTCTCCAGCGTCAGCGACTTGCAGGCCCTGAGCGCACGAAAAGCCAGTGACGCCTATGACCTGAGCCGCTCGCTGAAGGGCTATGCATCCGCAAAGGGGTGATAAATTGGATAAGACATTTGACGAAGCAATTTCCGAAGTCCGCAATGCAGAACGCGGCGTGGAAGTACGGGAAGCCCTTGCACAGGGCTTTGAGTATGTGAAGCAGTATGGCGAGGCTGTTATCGCGCGGCAGGAAGAAGCTGTTCAGAGTGCGGAAACAGCCACAAACGCGGCGGCAACTGCCACAGAACAGGCCACAGCAGCAGCCCAGACAGTCAAAGACGCCACTGCAAAAGCCATAAGCGCAGCGCAAGAGCAGGCAGGTATTTCGGCATCAAAAGCCGAGGAATCTGCTTCCAGTGCCGAAGAAGCAGCGGCCAGTGAAACTGCTGCCGCGTCTAGTGCATCTGCCGCAAAGGCCAGCGAGGAAGCAGCTGCAAAGAGTGCCGCCGACGCAAAGGCTATCGTGTCCACTGACACGACCCTGACCGTATCTGGTGCACCGGCTGACGCAAAGGCGACCGGCGACGCCCTGGATCAGAGGTATACCAAGGCCCAGGCCGACGCCAAGTTCGGCACGCCGTACACCCTGCCGCCCGCTACGGCAGACCAGCTGGGCGGCGTGAAGGTGGGCGACTATCTGGATGTGGACGAGGACGGCACCCTGAGCGGCAAGACGCTGTATGACACCATCGCGGCCAGTGTGGCGGTCAAGTCGGAGGCGCGGCTGGTGTGGAGCGGAAAAACAACGATTGGGAGGAGAAAAACTGAGACAATTAACGTTCAGGACGGTGTAGATTACGTTAACCTCCGCGTAAACGAAGCTGATTTTAATCTTACCCCTGGTATGACATATGAAGCTCACATTTCTAGCGCGGGAAGTCTCACGGTCACAGTATTATTTTCGGCCGACAAAAAAAGGCTTGAATGTACCCTTACCAATACGCTGAATACTGTATCGGTTGTATTCACCGGCTACCACTACCCCACCTTGGCAGAGCTTCTGACCGAGACGCAGGCCGCCCAGGCGGACACGGACGCCCTGGCGGTAGATCATGAATACCGCGTCGCCATGCTGGAACTGGGGATGACCGACGACACCACCACTGACACCACCACATAAGGAGGTAAAAACTATGTTGTATCGTATCTGTAAACGCCTGATCGAGCGCGGCCAGACCACTGGCCTTGCGGACAAGCTGGACGTGTTCTACGCCATTGGCCGCATCACCGAGGCCGAGTACAAGGAGCTGATCGAGCTGCTGGAGGACAAGACCGGCAATAAGAACAAGGAGGCTTAAATGAGTAAAACAATCATGGACGTTTCCCGCTGGCAGGGCAACATCGACTGGGACAAGGTCAAGGCCAGCGGCAAGGTGGACGGTGTGATGCTGCGGGCAATGGGCAACAGCAAGACAGGCGCACCCAGCAAGCCGTATCTGGACCCTACCTTTGCCCGCAACTACACGGAGTGCACTCGGTTGGACATCCCGGTGGGCGTGTATGGCTACTTCAAGGCCGTCAGCCGAGCAGAAGCTGACAAGGAGCTGGCCCTGCTGAAAAGCGCCCTGATCGGCAAGACGCTGCGCCTGCCGGTGGCTGTGGACGTCGAGGACGCGTTGCCCGCGAAGCTTAGCAAAGAGGTGCTGACCGACCTGACCGCTTACGAGCTGAAAACGGTGCAGGACTGGGGATTTTACTCTATCTTGTACACCTACCTGAGCTATGCAGACAAGCACCTTTACATGACCGGCGCGGCGCTCAAGCCCTATGATGTGTGGCTGGCGGCCTACCGTAGCCAGAAGCCCGCCACGGTATACCCCTATGGGATGTGGCAGCATACCAGCTCCGGCAGCGTTCCGGGCGTTGCAGGCAATGTTGACCTGTCCATTGCCTACAAGGACTATACCAGCATCATCTGCAAGAAGGGCCTGACCCGTCTCCGGGAGGGCAAATGACCGAAAAAGAAGCTCTACTGTGGGTGCTGGGCATCCTGGGCAGCCTGTGCGCTGCAGTCATCACCATCGACAAGGTGCTGGACATCATCCACAAGTACGTCAAAAATGCACAGGCCCCCGACGATGCGCAGAACAAGCGCATTGACACCATTGAAAAGCGACTGGCTGCGGTAGAAACTGTTTCCACGCAGCACGCCGCGGCCCTTAGACGCGATTTGACGCGCTTTGACGGCATCGATGAAGAAATGCGTCTTGTCCTTGTTGGCGTGCAGAATCTTCTGGATGCGCAACTATCCGGCAATAACCGCGAAGGTATGCAAAAAAGCAAATCCGATATCAACAACTACTTACTGAAAGGAGTAACGAATCATGGAAGCAATGCTTAACTTTATCCCCGCACCCGTCGCAATCGTTCTTATCATCGTTGGCTTTGTGGCTCTGGCTGTCGGCGCTATCCGCATGGGCTATAAGCAGCTGGTCAAAGATCTGGCCTATGACCTCGTGTGCAAGGCCGAGGACGGCATCATGGGCAGCGGCCAGGGTGCAAAGAAAAAGAAGCAGGTCTTTGACGCGCTGCGTGCGGCCTGCCCTGCATGGCTGAAGCCTATCATCACGGATGAAGTGCTTGACGCGGTGATTGAAAAGGCCGTAAGCCTGATGAAGAAGGCACTGGCAGATAATCATCCTGCTATCAACAAGGAGTAACCCATGATCGAGTTAAGCGTATCTCTTGCATCTTCCGGCGTGGTCAAAGTGCCCGGCTATGAGCAGCTGCTGCGCTTTGGTTACACCAAAAACAAGGGCGTGTACCGGCTCAACGTCACCGCCACCGGCGAGTGGGAAGGGCTGGCTATCCGCTGCTTCTGGCACGTCCCGGACGGCAAAGACCCGGTATCTTCGTTGGTGGCGGACGGCTATGTGGCCGTGCCCGCCAGCGTGACCGCCCAGCCCGGCAATGGCTGCATCACCTTTGAGGGCAGTGACGGCACCCGCACGGTGACAAGTGCAGATCTGCGGTATCGTGTCAGTGCCAACTCTGGCACAGAGGATGGCACAGAGCCGGAACCTGGCACACCTGCCTGGCAGCAGCTGGTGGATGCTGTGCACACCGATGCTACCGCCGCAGAGCAAGCTAAGACAGCCGCACAGACCGCCGCTAGTGAAGCCGCCACCAGTGCAGACAATGCAGACCAGAGCGCTCAGGAAGCCGCTGATAGCTTGCAAGAACTGAAGGACGGCATTGCCGCTGGTAACTTCAAAGGCGAGAAAGGCGACAAGGGCGACACTGGTCCCATCGGTCCGGTCGGCCCGCAGGGTGAGACAGGCCCACAAGGCCCAACGGGTGCTACGGGAGCAACTGGCCCCAAGGGCGAAACAGGCCCGAGAGGTGAGCAGGGGCCGCAAGGCATTCAAGGCGAGCGCGGCCCGCAGGGTGAGCAGGGGCCGCAGGGTGAAAAAGGCGACACCGGCCCGCAAGGCCCTAAAGGTGACATTGGCCCGGCAGGTGCAGACGGCAAAGATGGTACACAAATCGATGATACCACCGTTGGGCCCGACGCATGGAGCAGCAAGCACATCGTGGATATGCTCTGCCCGCCCCTTGAAGAGACCGGGAACCCTGTCGTTTGCTACCCTGTGGTGGGATATCCGCTGGGCTGTAAGGTGAGCTGGGAGCCGACGCAGGAGGGCGCAGGATACCCAAGCCCGGAAAATGTGCGGCCCATCAAGGGGCGTGACAGCGTGAAGGTGGAGCGGTGCGGGGAGAATCTGCTGGATGTGTCCCGCGTTGCCGAGAACAAAAACTGCACGGTAGATGGCAACACCATCCACGTGGTAGATACATCAGGCTGGGGCTCTAGTTATATTTTGTTCGCGAGAAAATACCCCGCAGGAACGTACACTATTCAGATTGATGCTGATACAGCAGCACATGGGCGCTTTCTTCTGCGCGGCTATGATGCCAGCGGCAATATGGTGGCTGTATCTATTCTGCCCTACATGGTTGGGGATGATACAGTCTACAATGCTTACTATAAATCTACAGTTCTATATCCGTACAATCCGTCCGGTACGCACAAGGTGATAACATTTACGGTACAGGGCGCGGCTTATTTCCAGGTGGGCCTTACTGGTGGCCTCTCTGCGGAGGAAACATCGGCTGTCCTAAAGAACTTTGCGCTTGTCCCCGGCTCCACTCCGCCCACCGAATACACCCCCTACACCGGCCAAACCACCACCCTGACCCTCCCCCGCACCATCTACGGCGGCACGGTGGATGCAGTGACGGGAGAGGGGCAGGATATACGGATAACACTGACGCTGAACGGAACAGAAAACATCACGGAAAAAATACCGAACCAATATAGCCTAAGGTTAAAAGAAAGTAGTTATTCTGGCATGTGTTCGCATTTTAAGAGCATAAATAACACTGAACTACAAAATAATGTTACCGGGGTATACCTAAGTTTCACTGCAATGGCTATCTTTAACACGCATTTCTCTAGTCTTGATGAGTTTAAGCGCTATGTAAGAACGCAGTTTGAAGCCGAAACGCCAATTCAGATTTGCTATACGCGCTTACCCGGTACTCCCAACCCGACTTTCCCCGCAACCGGCGCACAGCCTATTCCCGCTCAGAGCGGCGTGAACACCCTGCTGACCGACGCGGACAGCGTGGCGGTGACCGGCAGAGCTGACCCCATCAAACGCATCACTGACCTTGAGGACGCCATCGCGTCCATGACTACCACTTAAAGGAGATATACATTATGGCTATCAAAAGTAAAGCCCGGCATGACCTGACCCTGCGCTCCATCAAGCGGGAAATCGCAGCAGGACGTGATGTGGCATACTGGTTGGACAAGGCGTACACCCATCTGGACAGCGGCCTGCTGACGGAGTACGACATCGCAGAGGTGGAAGCCCTTGCGCAGGCGTACTATGACGCTCTGGACGCGGAGGAGGCGGCTGACGCTGAGGAAATCACACTGTAAGGAGACATAACACATGAACGCAGTAAATGTCGAAGATTTGCTCGATTTGATTGAAGACATGAAACGCGTATCTGCGGATGAAATTATCGCTGCATCAAAAGAGAACAATGAGCTGGAGCACATCGCACACATCGCAACGGAGGCAACTTATAATGCCGTTATCGAAAATCTGGGGAATCTCCGCGTGTACGCAGTAACCGTTTTGGATAGCAAGGAGTAAAACCATGGCAAGCACTACATACCGCCATCCCGGTGACGTCACCGGAATGTTCGCCGCACAAGAACAATTTCGTGACCTCACGAAAATGGTCTGCGCACGTCTTCGTGGCCTCACGAAAACATACTATCTCGGCAATGCCAACAAACTGGTGACGTTTTGTCACCAGTTTGCCGTGCTTGGCAAAACGGTGCGCAACGCCGGACAGTTGCCGCAGCCCTTCTGGCTCGGTGCTGCCTGTGGCGGCGGCTCGTGTAGTGCTGCCAGCTGCGCTGCAAGGGCTTGACCGACAGCAGATGACCGCCGCCATTAAAAGCGCACCGCTTGGGAGGGTAGACCGTAAGATAGCCTTACTGCGGTACGTTGAGCGGCTCCCGCTACCGGACATTGCAGCGCAGACACATTACAGCCGGACGGCGATAGGCTACCGGCTGAAAGGCATTGAAAAAATGCTGAATGTGTGATATACTAATCATACGAGATGGTGGATAGCGCATACACATCCATCATGAATGTATGCAAGAGACCAGTGGAAGAACGTTTACCCGCTGGTCTCTTTTTTTCAACCCCCGGTGTTCCGTTTGGAGCATCGGGGGATTTTTTTACTTTTTCTTCAATTCCTCAAGCCTGCTGGAAAGTTCTTCTTCCCATCCTTCATGTTCTTTAAGGTACGGGGCGTAGATCAGTTCTTCGGCCTCTTTGCGGGCCGCAACGGCTTCTTCGATTGTGTCATAGCTGCCGAGATGATATTGCTTGCGTTGGAAATTGATATATGCACGCCATCGACCGTGGCAGTCTTTGCACACACCATTCGCGCCAGAAGTGGAATTTTTATTGATATGGCCTCCAACCCTTGTGCGAATCGACATAATGGAAGAGCCACCCGCGTAAGCTGTGCTGTGAATTGCCCCGGTTTTCTCTCCAATGTCCCTGTTGCAATCTGCGCAATGCTGGATTCGAGAAAGCCTTGTGATCTTTACGGTGGTTTCCTTCCCACATTTCGGGCAAATAGCACGGCACAGAAAACAACCTGACCTCTTTTCGGGCAAAACTTCCAATACTTTCCATCCGTTAATGACGTGTCCCTCTTTTTCCTTTGCCTTTTTCAGTCTTGCGCTTGTCATGCCTGGCTTTTGCCCTCGATTTGCACAAGACAGACAGCTGCGGCTTTTGCCAAGACGCAGGGAGCTGTCATACACGTCTTTTACCACTCCGCACTCACACTGGCATGTGTAGTAGTGCGGCTTTTCGGACGGCTCAAGTACCGTCCACTTTCCAAAATGCTTTCCAGTCAAATCTTCTGCCATAACATTTTCCTCAGATCAGCCCATAGTGCTCGGCCAGAAGGAAGCGGACGTATTCCGGGCAGTCGCGCTCGCCCAAACACCACCCCTGCACCGTGCGGCGCGGGATGCCCGCACCCTTTGCAAAGGCGGTCTGGCTGATGCCGGATGCCACCACCATCTCCCGCACGCTCATGCGGGAGACGTCCCAGAGATGGGACAGGCGGGCGGTCTCGTCGTCCAGATCGGCGCATCCATCGGAATCGTCCGGGATGCTGAGGGTGACGTTACCGAGAAAAACTTCTTTCGGCTGCTTGGCAGCCATGCCAAAAAGTTCTGCTTTGCTATACATGGTTGACGTCCTTTCTTTCGCATGATAATATGTTCGTGTACCTCCATGGTACGTCTTTCACAAAATCCCCTGTCAGATGTTGCGAGCATCCGGCAGGGGATTTTTTTATTTACAGGTTAATCCACTCTTCGTTCTCTTTGAGTGTCTCGACGTACTGGGGGTAGAGGTCGCTGATGATGACGTCCTTCTCCATGTCGTCCAGCTCGCCCTGCATGAGGGCTTCGGACTGCTCCTCGGTCAGATTCATGTCGGCGGTGATGGTCCACTCGGCATCGTCATGATTGTGTACGAGGTTGCCGTCGGCGTCGATGTGAGCGTAGATCGTCCAGACGGTTTCGCCGTCCTCAAAATTCATGGTCTTGTATTCGTCAGGCTCCACCTCGGTGCCATTCTCCATGACCTTTGCGGCGAACTCTTCAGCGTTAAGGATCTTCATATTTTTTACCTCCATGTTGTTGTGTGTTGGTGTCTTTCACTGTCTTTATTATACGCTCATTGAGCGCAAAAGACAAGCCTATTTGTAAAATTTTGTGCTCAATGAGCACTTTTTTCTTTTGGCAAAATAGAGCATTTTTGTCCTTCGTTGGTCGCTCGTTGCCTCTCCCGCCGGGCGGCTCTGCTACACTGGGCGCAAAGGAGGCAAGCGCCAATGTGGATCAAGTTCAGCCCCAACCCCCACGGGGGCAGCGTCGGAGACTGTGCTGTGCGTGCGGTAGCTGCGGCCACTGGGCAGAGCTGGGAGCAGGCCTACATTGGATTGGCGCTGACCGGATTTGCTCTCGGCGATATGCCCAGCGCCAACCGCACATGGGGCGCATACCTCCAAAAGCACGGATTCAAGCGTCGCCTTGTCGAGGCGGACTGCACCACCTGTTACACGGTGGCAGATTTTGCCCGGGAGTACCCGAACGGCGTGTATGTACTGGGCTGCTCCGGCCACGTTCTGGCCGTGGTCAACGGCGACTGGCTGGACAGCTGGGACAGCGGCGCAGAATGCCCGATCTACTACTGGTACAAGGAGGACTAAGCAATGCCGATCTATAACGGATACCCACAAGTGTATTACCCGCAACAGCCGCAGGGGCAGCTTGAACAGCTCAGGGCAGCACAGTACCAGCCCCAGCCCGTCATGATGCCGACAATGCAGGGGCAGGCCGCACCGGCTGACAGCGGTTTTATCTGGGTACAGGGTGAAGCGGCAGCTCGGGGCTATCTGGTCGCCAACGGGAGCCGGGTGCTTTTACTGGATGCCGATTCCGATACCTTTTACATCAAAGAAGTGGGACAGGACGGCAGGCCGTTTCCTCTCCGCATCTACGACTACAAAGAACGCACCAGCGGCCCCAAAGCGTCGATTGCTGCCACGCAAGCCGCAGGCGGGGAGTATGTCACCCGCAAGGAGTTCGACGAACTGGCGGCAAAGCTGGCGGCGTTGGAGAAGCAGGAAGCACCAGAGCCGGAAAAGGAGAGCTAAACGATGAGCAGCAGCTTGTACAACTCGATGGGCCGACAGACCCAGAACCCCATTGGCGGGCAGTTCCAGCAGTTTATGGGCCAGATGCAGGGAAAGAACCCGCAGGAGATGATAAACCAGATGCTCACCTCCGGGCAGCTCTCACAACAGCAGCTCAACGCCATTCAGCAGCGGGCACAGCAGATCGCTCCGATGCTCAACGGCATGAAAAATATGTTTGGATTCTAAAATGCGGCCGCATTTAGAATAAATTTCAAAATCTAACGTAAAGGAGTAAAACTATGTCTCTTTCTTCTGATAGCACGGTTCTGACCATGCCGGTACAGCCCGCCAATGGCTACAGCAACGGCTTCAACGGCTGGGGCGGCGACTGGATGGGCTGGATCGTCCTCTTCCTGATTTTCGGCATGTTCGGCTGGGGCGGCATGGGCGGCTTTGGCTGGGGCGGCGGCATGGGCGGCGCTTCGCCTTATATGACCAGCGCTGTCACACAGGCAGACCTGCAGCGCGGCTTCGACAACCAGAGTGTCATGAACAAGCTGAACGGGCTGGAAAGCGGCCTGTGTGATGGCTTCTATGCCATGAACACTGGGATGCTTCAGGGCTTCAACGGCGTGCAGCAGGGTCTGAACGGTGTCACCAACGCCATGCAGCAGGGCTTCAACAGCACCAACGTTGCGCTGATGCAGGGTCAGAATGCTCTGGCTACACAGCTGGCAGACTGCTGCTGCAAGACCCAGACCGCGATCCAGGGCGTCAACTACAATCTGGCCACTCAGGAGTGCGACACCCGGAACCAGATGCAGCAGGGCTTCTGCGCAACGCAGAACACCATGAACAACAACACCCGGGACATCATCGAGAATCAGAACAGCAACACCCGCGCGGTGCTCGACTTCCTGACCAATGATAAGATTGCCACCCTGCAGAGCGAGAACAACGAGCTGCGCCGGGCTGCTTCTCAGGATCGACAGAGCGCGTTCCTGACCACCGCGATGAACGCGCAGACCAACCAGATCATCGGGACTTTGCAGCAGAAAGCTCCCGTGCCTGCCTATCAGGTGCCCAACCCCAACGCCATTTACTATGGCTGTGGGACCGGCTGCGGCAGCTGCGCATAACCGAATCACGACAACTTTTTGAGTGGTTGTTTCCAAAATGGAAATGCCCACATCAAAATGTTCAGCCCCTGAGCTGATTTTGCAAACCAGAGCGCCGGGGCAGTAGTCCCGGCGTTTTTATTATGAAAGGAGCCGATAAAATGGCTGAATTTACATCTGTCGCAACCCAGACTGTGGCAGTGGGGCAGAACCTTCCCCTCACCGAGACTGCGGCGAAAGCGCCTGCGTGCATTGTGCACCGTGCTGGCAGCGGCCTTGTGACGCTGCGCGGCCTAACAAGCGGGCAGTGCCGGGCCCGCTTCAAGGTGAGCTTTGGCGGAAATATCGCCATTCCCACCGGCGGCACCGTGGGGCCCGTTTCCGTGGCGCTGGCTGTCGGCGGTGAGGCACTCAATAGCGCGACCGCCATTGTCACCCCGGCGGCAGTCGAAAACTACTTCAACGTTTTCGTTGCTGCGTTCATCGAGGTGCCGCGCGGCTGCTGCTTGACCGTGGCGGTTAAAAACACCGGCACGCAGGCGGTCAACATTGCAAACAGCAACCTGATCGTTGAGCGGGTAGCATAAGAAAGGAGATAAAGTCATGCTGGATAAACTGAATCATCTGAAGGATGAGATGTGCGACGAGCTCATGGAGCTGACCGACAAAAAGAACCGGTCCCCTGGCGATGTTGAGATGATCGGCGAGATCGTGGACATCATTCTGGACATCCACCGCATTGCGGACTACTGCGAGGGCGGCGAGTACAGCCGAACAGGCGAGTGGGAAGCTGACATGCGCGGAACTTTCGGCCATGATGCCGGAAATGGTTACAACCGGGGCAACAGCTATGCCAACCGAGGCCGTCATTATGTTCGCGGGCACTACTCCCGCACGGATGACCGTGGGCGCATGATCTCTGACATCGAGGACATGATGCAGGACGCCACCGGCGCAGAGCGCGATGCCTACAAGCGGGCAGCCGACATCCTGCGGAACGCATAAGAAAGGGGGCGGCAGGCATGGACATTGACGAGATCAACGAGCATATCCGCAAGCTCAAGTGCGAGGAAACCAGTTGGCAAAGCGTCAACAAGCTTGCTGCCCTTTGCACTGTGCGCGATGAGCTGGAAGAAGCACATGCACCTGAAACACAGACTAAGGAATTGCCGCCTGTAAACTGCCTGACGGCGTACTCTGCAGCAGCAGAGCCGCAAAGCGACTTTGTGGCGGCTGCCAGCTCTGTGCCCTTTGGCGGTCTGATGCAGGTGCTTGACGAGCACATGAAGGCAATAAAGCTGGTGTACCCGAAAGAGTATGAGCTCGTAATGCGGAAGATAAGCGACTTGTAAAAAGACATAGAGTGTGCTATTTTCACATAGGCTTCAACGTTTGGGCATGGGATATATAGTCTAACGGAAAGCCAACAGATAAATAATTATTTACTGTAAAACGTAAAATAAATTTGATTTGTAATCAGTGGGTTGCAGGTTCAACTCCTGTCACCAGCTCCAAAAATAAGCGTATAGGCGATAAAAACAAGTCGCCTATACGCTTTTCTTTTTGTTGAAACCGTGCAAAAACACCTGAAAACGTGTGATAATCTAACAAACAATCTAACAAGTCAGTACTTCATCTTCTGCATTTCCCGCAACAAATATGTCGGGTCGTTGTGTGACACGTACTTGTTTGCCGTGGTGGAGAAATTTTTGTGCCCAAGAATGGCCTGCACGGCGGTCTTTTCCAGGCCGCACTCCACCATCTTACTGCTGGCCGTGTGGCGCAGCGTGTGTGGATGCACCCCCTCTATGTGGCACTCCTGCATCAAGGCCCGAAACTTTGTAGCCACGTTGCGCTTGTCCAGCTTTGTGCCGGTCTTGGAAGGTATCAGCCATTCGCACCCGCTGTTCATCATCCAAAAAGCTACCGTCTTGTAAATCGGTTCAAGAATCGGGATAATGCGGTTTTTGCCTGCCTCGGTCTTTTCGCCGCCCTGCATATAGTGCTCCTTCAGATGCACGTCCTCACAGCGCATGGAAAGCAGCTCGTCGATGCGCATACCGGTGTACAGCAGCACCATGGCGATCTGAGCCGTCTGCCCGAATTTTGGGTCATTCTGGTAGATGCTGATCTGCTCTATCTCGGCTGCAGTCAGAGTGCGCTCCGCTTTTCCTGTAGCCGCCGGGAGCTGCAGTAGCATGGCATAATTTTTGTTTATGATGTCCTGCGCCATTGCCCACTCGCAGATCTGGCTAAAAAGCGTGCGCTGTTTTTCACAGGAGCTTCGGGAGAGCCCTTTTTCTACCATTGCGTCAATGACCTGTTGATAATCTGCCGCTTTTAAGTCCCGCAATTGTCGGTCGTATAGCGGCGCAGCCTTTGCATATGCCAGCTCGTATCCCTTTTGCATGTCCGTGCTGAGCTTTTGAAACTTTGGCTGCGCTCTCCATTGGGTATAGGCATCCGCAAAAGTGCACTTCAGACGCGCTGCGGGGGTGTTCTGGGCGTTGTAAGCGTCCAGCGCTTGTACTGCTTCGCCTGACGTTTCAAACGTTCCCAGAACATCCCTTTTGGCTGTAAGCGCCACATACGGTCTTGCCCGCTCCCCGCTCAGTTTATACACGCTGCCGCTGCCCTTGGGACGGCGGCGCTTTTTTCTTTGCTTCGGGGCGGCTTCCGGCTGTTTCTTCCCGCACCACGGACAAAAAGAAGCACCATCCGGGATTTCCTTCCGGCAGCATGGTCTCACGCATTTCATGGCTTACTCCTTTTTCTGCCCGATATATCCGAATGCACCATTTTCAGCAGCGGCCCTTCCGGCCTTGTAGTTGATTTTCAGGTCGTCAATGGGAGGATGCGGAGCGTCCGGGCATGGGTCAAGGCCAGCAATCTGCGCATAGGTATACTGGTCTATGATGGTCCCGCACACGCTGACCCGGTTGTTGAGTGGGCAGTGCAGGTTTGCGGCCATCTCGGAGATCACCGCAGTCGGACTGCTGCCGTGTCGGCCCTTCAGAATGAAAAGCAGCAGTCGCTTCGTGATGGGCGGCAGAGCCCTCATCAGCAGATGCAGCTCCCAATCTACAGAATCTTCCAGCCTTTCGCTGTCGGAAACCGCATACAGATCTGGGTGCAGCATCTCCATAAACACGGTGATGGGGGACACCCCACATGCTGTGCACCAATCCATGACCTCGTCACTGTCCGGGCTGGTGCAGCCTTTTTCCCAGCTCTGTACCGTCCTCTCACCCTTCTCGATGAGCCTTGCGATCTCCACTTGGCTCAGGCCGGCAGATACCCTGGCCTTTGCAAGCGCTTTTCCAATCTGGGTTGCCGTAAAATAACTCATACTTTCGCCCCCGTAAAACCAACGTGTTTTTAACAGAAAATGGCGCAGAAAAAATCTGCGCCATTCGACAAAAAATATCCGTATTTTGTTTTCCAACGGCGCATGGTAGAATTTGGAACATAAGACATAAATGTGCACAAAAGAAAGGGGAAAACAAAATGGATTTTGAGCAAAGAAACGGTAAAGAAACCGAAATGACCATCATCGACGGTATGCCCGCCACCGTTTTGACCGGAACCGACCGCACACCACAGCCTTGGGAGGACTGACTATGGAGAAGATGAGCCACTTTTGCACGCACATTCGCGCCGCGCTTGCCTGCTACGTTGATATGACCCCGGAGCAGCAAGCCCTTGCCACCATGTACGCCGCCCGCAAGATCAATACACTGCACGCATTACATATGACGGCCAAAACGCCCGGCGGCGCAGTGACCGGAGCAGGGGAATTGTTGCAAAAATTGCAACAACTCGATTCAACCCATCAAAAAGAGTGATGGGCAAACCCATTGACTGCAACAACATGCAGTTGTATAATGCGGTTGTAAACAAACTTACATACCAAGCAGCTGAGATTTCTTTGCTGCGTACTCATCCTCGGTGATGGCACCAAGGTCAAGAAGCTGCTTAAATTTCAGCAGTTCATCCGCAACACTTCCAGCCGCCGTTGTCGGGTGCGCGGCCTTTTCCTTCCCAGAGGTGCATTCCTTCAGAAACTCCGTGATGCCGCCGGGGTACTTCTGGACCGGAAGGACCTGCTCTCCCAGAGGGAGCGCAAAGCGGATAGAGACATTTTCCTTGCTGCGTCCCTTCCGGGTCTCACTTTTTGCGGTGGAAGCGCCCACGATCGCACCGACGGGCCCGGCAACGGCAGCGCCTACCACAGCACGGCCAATGCCGCCAACGGACTGCGTGACCATCACGTCATCCGCATCTGATTCGTACCCGGCGACCTCATCAAAGCTGTAGATCACGCGCGGGCCTTTGTCGCCGCTGCGGTGACCAAAGAAAAAGAGGCGATTGCTTTTGTCGATGGACACAAAAAGAGAATCTCCGTCATAGATGGAATCGGTCTCCTTAAATGCCGCCCGGCGCTGCTCCATCGTTACCCAGTATGCCGCAAGTGCATCTGTCGGCTGCTTTGCAGCTCGGAAGCCCAGTTTTGAGTAAAAGAAGTTGCTGCATCCGGCGCAGATCAGACCGTCGGCGCTCTTTTCGCGGTTGAGTAAGCCCAGCTTTCCACCGCAGACAGGACAAGTATTTGCCATGGGTACACCTCACACATATTTTATTATAAGGAGGAACAAAAAATGCAGGACACTTCATTCAGCCCGGACGAAATCAGAAAAATCATCGAAAAGCTAAAGAGTGACCCTGCATTTCGTCAGAAAGTCCTCGTTATTCTTAATAAGGATTAGAGAAGTTCTCGGATAGCGTTCTTTTTCGCTTCCGAAGCCTCAAGAATCCGTCTTACAAGCTCAGCGTCTTCAGGAGACAGGCTGGACAAGTCCACGCCCTCCGGGGTGCTGGGCTTTTCTTTTTGCTCGCTTTCGCCGGTGAGCTCGTCTTTTGTAACGCCAAAATATGCAGCTAACTTTTCTAGCGTCACCTGGGATGGTTTTTTTCCACTTTTCCATCCACTGGGAGCAGCATTCGACAAACCGATATTTTTTGATACAGCCGTCGGAGACTCGCCACGGGAGGCACAAAGTCTCACATAGTTTTCGTAAAAAATGCCCATAACAGCACTCCGTTTCTGTGCATATCTACGAAAGCTAGTAAAGTTAGTAAAAAATGTTGACAACTAACTTTGCTAGCTGTATAATGCTCTTGTCAGTTGAAATAGTTAACAAAACACAAAGCCCCAGCGGGTAACCGCTCAAGCTGTTTTTACTATGTGTCTGCAACTACATAGTAACACACTTTGTAAACTTTTTCAACTGGTATTTGACACGGCGATAAGAAAAAATCTGCCTGCGGTTGTTTCACAGACAGACTTTTCACCGATTTGTCACCAGAACGCACTTGCACCCCGGCGGTAATGCAAACATGCGCGTTTGCACGTCTTTTGCGCCATGCGCGGCGTAAAAGTAACGCCGAGGCTGCAAAAACAACTTGCAGGGCTATGGGTACGCCGCTTCCTTTGGCGGGTCGGCACCGCCTTGTAAGCCCTAGCGCTTCACGCACTTGCTCGTGTCTGGAACTGGCTTGCTCAAAAGTTTGGTCATCGAAATCACCTGCCTTTTGAATCAGTTTAACTAGGAGCCTTGAACAGTATAGCAAATCGGTGCGCCGTTGTCAATTTTGTTTCAACTTGCGTTTTAAAGGAGGTGTGAAAGTGCCTGAAAAATGGACAGGCCGTTTAGTAGGCCGGATGCACAACAACCAGATTACAGTAGACGACGTAGCAAAGCATCTTGGTTTTTCGAGAAGCTACTGTTCACTGATTTTGAACAGCAAGCGTAACCCTCCCGGCATTCGGGAAAAGATGGAAACTGCCGTCAGCGAGATCATTAAGGAAAAGGAGGACAAAACGGCATGAGCGAATTAAACAATCTCATCCCCATTAGCTACGAAAACCCGGAGCGCCCCACGGTGAGTGGCCGGGAGCTGCACGAGTTTTTGCAGGTCAAGACGGCCTATAAGGACTGGTTTCCCCGCATGGTGGAGTACGGCTTCACCGAGGGTGAGGATTTCAACCCGCTCAAAATTGAGCGGGTTCAGGACGAGGGCGGGCGCAAAGTCAGCCGAACACTCGATGACCACCAACTCACCATCCCAATGGCCAAAGAGCTGTGCATGATCCAGCGCAACGAGCGTGGCAAGCAGGCCCGGCAGTATTTCTTGGCCGTGGAGGCACAGTGGAACAGCCCGGAAGCGGGTCAGCGGTTCATTTATGAGCAGCTCAAGGCCGTGGGAATGCTGCCCAGCGTGGAGCGCAGGCAGAGCGTGGAGCAGATGGAGCTTGCCGCCCGGCAGCACAACCAGGACGGGGTGGCGTAAGCAATATATTTTGGAGGTTACTATTATGAAAAAACTGCATGTGAAAGCTACGTTTATTGAGCCGGTGCTTGGCACCTGGCCCGCAAATCCCAATGTGGCCCGCGAGTTCATCGCCAGCAAGTCGCCGGATGCTGCAACCATCGAGGATGAAGTGGCGGCTCTTGGCCCTGATGCGGTAGCCGACAAGGGCATGACCGTTTTCCCGCGTGACCCGGACGGCAATCCGATCTTTTACGATTACCAAATCAAAGGCATGTTTAAGGATGCTTGCGGCATGCTTTCCCGCATCGGCGGCAAGACCGAGACCGGCAAGAAGAAGGCCGTGAACGAAAGCGGCAAGCTGACCGCTTACAAGAAGGTCATTGACGGCCTGATCTTCGTTCAGCCCCGCATGATTCCCATTTACGTGAATGGTGAGATTACCGACTGCCAGCGCCCGCTGCGCGCCCAGACCGCACAGGGCGAGCGCGTGAGCCTTGCCAACAGTGAGGAGATCCCGGCGGGCAGCACCTGCGAGTTTGACGTGACCCTCCTTGACGACAGCCACGAAAAGGTTGTGCGTGAGTGGCTGGATTATGGCATTCTGCGCGGCATCGGCCAGTGGCGCAACAGCGGCAAGGGCCGCTTTACCTACACCGCCTATGAGGTGAAGGCTTGAGAGCAAGGGCATGGCATTGACGGCCCTGATTCGCGGAGGCGGTGCGATGCACGGCTTGGCAACGGCAAGGCTGAGTTAGATTGGCCGTGCGATGGCTTTGCGCAGCGATGCTTGGCAAAGGCAAGGCACGGCGGTGCAAAGCAAAGGCTATGAGGTGAACTGCTGTGCAGTGGCACTGAGAAGCACAGACAGACAAGGCAAAGGCGGAGCAGAGCATGGCGACGCGAAGGAATGGCAGAGAAAAGCGCTGATGTGATTTGCGAAGGAAAAGTGGTGCACCGTAACGATTCGCTGTGGCAAGGTTTTGCTTCGGATGCATTGGCATGGCAGAGAGAAGAAATGCCGTGATTTGCGCAGCGATGGCATGGCAAAGAGCGGTCAGGCGTTGCGTTGCGATGGCACAGCAAAGAAAAGACATTTTATTAAAAGGAGAAACGAGCATGAAAAAAATTATTGTTGGTGTAGCGTCCGTATTGGCAAGCGCTTTGCTGATGGCCGGATGCAATAAGCAGGTTATTGACCTGACCTATGAATACAACTGGGCACAGCTGAAAATGCCCGACGGAACGATTGTCGAGGGGAAATTGAACAGTTGGGACGATTACGAGGGCGACCAGCTGCAAGTGAAGATTGACGGCGTGACCTATCTGGTTCATTCGTCCAATGTTGTACTGCGACATTGATAGAAAGGAGGACACCCATGAGTGAGAAGATCATCGCCTACAAGGCCATGAACAAAAATATGCAGTGCCGTGGCAAGCAGTACGAGGTGGGCAAGACCTACACCGAAGAAAAAGCCGACTGCTGCCATGCCGGCATGCATGCCTGCGAGAACCCGCTGGATGTGCTGCACTACTACCCGTTGAAGGATGGCCCGCGCTTTTTTGAGGTCGAGTGCGGCGGGAATGTGGATAAAAGCGAAGAGGGCAGTAAACTGGCCTGCACTGAGCTGACGGTGAAAGGTGAGGTGAATTTTGCAGGGCTGGTAAAAGCTACGGTGAATGCAGCTTTTAATCGGGTGAAGGGCAAAGAACCTTTTTCGAGCGGCAATTACAGCACGGCGGGTTCGAGCGGCAATTACAGCACGGCGGGT